ACTTTATTATTAAGGGTAATAATCCCTTAAGTGCCTACGGAACAAAAACACCATTCTTTGCCAAGCAAGATGGTGTGGTTGTAATCGGTGGTGAACAAGCATCCTCAAGTGGTGATACGTTTGGATCTCTTAACGTTGCCAGTGGTAAGTTACAAGTTGGCGGTACACTGGGAAGTAATGGTCAAGTCTTAACATCTTTTGGTGCTTCGGCTGGTTGGCAATCGATTGATAGTGGTCTGACCAGCGTTCTTGTTAATTCGACAAATATTAACGGAAGCACACTCGCTAGTAGCCTTGATCTTATATCAGGAAAAAATATTAGCGTCCAAGGATCATTCACTGGTGGTGCTGCAAGTATTACTATTGACAGTGCGATGAGAGTAAAATTCGATAACACTGCCGAGGTAGGTAGAACTTCGGATGGTTTCGCGTTTGTGGGCGAACAAGGTGTCGCTATTGCATCTGGTGGACAATTAACTGATAACGATAACAACTCCTTTGAAGTTATTAAAATTATTGGCGGCGGTGGTGGTAGTGGTGTAAGTCAAGATGTAATTAATAATATTCAAGTTGATGGTTCTGTCATCGCTACCTCTGGTGCGTCTTTTGAAACTATCAACTTTGCCGCGAGTGGATCTGGTATTACAATCTCGTCCTCCTTTGATTCAGAAGGTTCTACATTAAATATCACATTCCAAGTCGATCCAACAGGCTCCGGTACAGCAGGTACAACAGGAGCAGCCGGTCCCACTGGTGCAGCAGGACCGACTGGAGCCACTGGTGCGACAGGAGCAGTTGGAGCCACTGGTGCGACTGGTGCGACCGGAGCCGTTGGTGCGACCGGGGCAACTGGTGCTACTGGTATGGGTGGAATTCTGTATTCTTTTGATACAGGAGGAACACCATCTACTGGAGAACTCACATACACAGGAACACAAATCAAGGTTCACGATACCAACTCGTATGGTGTTGATATCTCAGATTTCCTTGGTCAAGTAAGCACTTCAAATGGAGGAGATTTGATTTTCCTTCAAGGAACTACAGGTCTTTACTCACTTCGAGTTTCTGGAATTACCTCGTCCTCGAATGTATTCACCTTTAGCGGGGGAACCACAACTGAGGGTGGAACATTTGCAAATAACGCAAATGTTTTCTTCAATTATGTTCGTGCTGGTGACGGTACAACAGGTGCAACTGGTGCGGCAGGATCCGCAGGAGCGGTCGGACCAACTGGAGCAACTGGACCTGCCGGTTCCGCTGGTTCCGCTGGTGCAGTTGGAGCAACTGGTGCGACTGGTTCCACTGGTATTCAAGGTTCCACTGGTAATGCGGCGGGATTTGCATACAAGGTGGGTGGCAATCCCGGTGTTAGTTCTGGTAGGCTCAACGATACGGAAGCCGGTTCAGTTCACACAATTGTATTAAGTGTCACAAGTGATGATGGTCAAAATTTAAACACTTACTTTGATGCAATTGAAGATAATCAAAAAGATAGACTTTATATTCAAGGTCTAGCCGGATCGGCACATTCGTCTCTTGAAGTAAGTGGTATTACAAACACAAGTACAACTTATACATTTACCGGAAGTACAACAAGATCGACTGGAACGAGATTTGGAACCACTGGTGATGAAGTTTATGTTTATCATATTGCCGGTGCTGGTGGAACTGGTACAACAGGAAACACTGGAGCAATTGGTGCAACTGGATCGACAGGTCCGTCAGGTGCGACGGGTAATGCAGGTTTAAGATATTCTCTTACTAAATTTACTGCAAATACAAATGTTACACCCGGAAATGGCGAACTGGTAATTAGTCCAAGCACTGTTGCTGGAAGAAAATTTATTAGAATTAGTGAACAAGACAAAGATGCAACAACAATTACATCGTTGTTCACAAGCGGAGTCATTGCAAGCGGAGACACTGTTTTAGTCACTTGTCCTGCCGCCGGAACTCCAATCTTCTTTACTGGACATATTTCAGAAGCACCAGATGATAAGGGAACTTATTACAGAATCGATTTTGATAACATCGCATTCAGTGGAACATTAACTTCAACAACAGATGCGTTTGTCACCTTTTCACGAAGAGGCGAGCAAGGTCTTGTTGGTTCAGTCGGTGCTAGAGGTGCAACCGGAACAGATGGTGCAGTAGGTGCGACAGGATCAACTGGATCGACAGGTCTGGCGGGTGCGACAGGATCAATTACAACGTTTAGAGATGCAAGCACATCAATTACTGCTGGAAACACCGTCGCTGAATTGCAGATTCTTGGTTCTGGTGTTGATGTTGAATTGACATATGATTCGGTAAATGATAGAGCAGTTTACTCAATCAGTGGAACTACAGCAGGCACTCAATCGGGTCGCGGTTTCCTTGTTGATGAGATGTCGTATCCTTCACTGACCGGAAGTACGATCAGAACGTTTGGAATTTCTGCCGCCAGCAGTTATATCGGAGCATTGAATCCGGATATTACTGACGCAAACCATTACTTTAATGTACCTTTCCAAACTGTTGTTTCTCGAAATTACACTGATGGATTCTCAACTGTAAGCGTTGCCGACGGTGAATTCAGAGGCTGCACTCTTCCATCAATTAGTGGTGACGGATATACTGGTGCTGGCGTGCAATCAAATAATGCCGTTGTTGTTCGGTCTGGAAATGCAGGAAACGTCATTAAGTTGACATATGAAGTTATCGTTGGAGTTGGAAGTTCAGTTGCCAGTAACGATCAATGTCTTTTGTTTAAGGTTGCTCGTTTTGGTTCAACCGCCGATTCAAGTCCAAACTCTTTTGAAACAGACTTAAGAAGCGTATATCATTACAATGAAAGCGGTGCGGGCAACTACCCAAATCAAACAGTTCGCATTGAGGCATATGACAACGTTCAAAGTGTTGATAAACGATATATTCTTTGTGTGAAGGGTATGTCGGATAGTCCACCAAAAATTATTAGGGCTACGAGAACAGTTGAAACAATGGTTTCTGCAAATCTACTCAATACTATAACAAACTTTGGATAAGTCTACCAAATGAAAAGGCATCCATTCTCTAGTCTGAAAAGACACAGGAAGCCTCGCTCTAATACATACAAAAGGAAAAGGAGCGCAGTAGATGTCCACGCCTTCATCAAGAGAAGAACTAAAACAGTATGCTCTAAGAAAACTGGGCGCACCAGTAATCGAGATCAATGTTGACGATGCTCAACTAGAAGATGCAATAGATGATGCTTTGCAAATGTTTAATGAGTACCATTTTGATGGTGCAGAAAGAGCATTGTACAAACATCAAATTACTCAGACAGATATTGATAACGGATATTTGGATACTGATTCCTTTGGATTTACAGGTCCAAACGATGCTATTCAGCCCGAAGATTCACAACGTATTGTTTCGGTGACAAAGGTTTTTCAGTTCGATCAGGGTGGTGCTGGGTCAAATATGTTCAGCGTGAGATATCAGATGGCGTTACAAGACCAGTATGGTTTACGAAGTGCCGGTGATATGTCTAACTATTACATCACTCAGTCATACATTTCACTTTTGGCTGATTTCCTTGATCCAGAAAAACAGATTAGATTTAGTAGGGTCACAAATCGCTTATATCTTGATATGAATTGGTCAGATACAGTAAACGTTGGTGATTTTTTAGTTATTGATGCCTATGTCTCATTGGATCCAGAAACATATACTGAAATATACAACGACATTTTACTCAAAAAATATGTGACGGCATCATTTAAAAAACAATGGGCGATGAACTTACTGAAATATCAAAATATTAATCTTCCGGGTGGTGTACAATTCAATGGTGATCAATTGTTCAGTGCCGCAGAAAATGAAATGTCTAATATTGAAGATACTCTACAAGACAAATATGAACTTCCTCCGGATTTCTTTACGGGGTAATTATGGCAACGAATCCTTACTTCAATAAATTTAAAAGCACCGCAGAGCAACGTCTTGTACAAGATATTGTTGATGAATCTATCAAGATTCACGGTGTTGATATGGTGTATGCTATTCGTTCTTTACAGAGTGAAGATGAATTGTTTGGTGAAGATAGGCTTCCTAAATTTCAAGACGGTCGTGAATTAGAAATGTACGTCGAAAGTTATGATGGTTTTGAGGGACAGGGCGAGGTGATGACTCAGTTTGGTCTTGATATTAAAGATGAAATGACTCTCACTGTATCAAAGAAAAGATTTTCAGAAGTATTCGCAGATAAAACTGATATTAAGTATCCAAGAGAGGGTGACTTAATTTACTTTCCTCTGATGGATGGTATTTTTGAGGTCAACTTTGTTGAGCGTGAACAAAATTTCTTTAATTTCGGAAAAACATTTACTTATCAAATAAAGGTTTCTTTGTACAAATACTCTGGAGAACAACTCGATACTGGTTTCGATCAAATCGATGGTGTTACATCAAATGCTATGAACCAACTTGTTAATACCACTTTCAGTGGGGGCGTTGGGGAATTCATCGAAGGAGAAACTGTTAATATTATTACATTTGCCGGAGCCACAGGAGCAACGATGGAAGTTGTTGTGTGGCAAGGCTCAACAGCAGATGTTTTGGAATCGTTCTTAGTCTCTGGAAGTATCACAGGCGAGAGAATTGTTGGACAATCATCAAATGCGAACAGAGTTATCGACACAATTGGCTTCACAGCAGATTACTTTGCCAAAGATACAATGGAAGACAATACAGAGTTTATGCGAGAAAGTCACAGTATCTTTGACTTTACAGATCAAGATCCGTTTAGTGAGGGAGATATTTAATGTTCACTCAGTTTTACAATGAATCAATTCGCAAAACCGTAGTTGCCTTCGGTGCTATGTTTGATGAAATTTTTGTTGTTCGTAGAAATTCAGATGGTTCAATAAACAGAAGATTTTTAGTTCCAATTACATACGCACAAAAAGAAAAATTCATTCGTATGCTTGACGAACTTCCAAACACAAAAGAGTCAGACAACGCAGCGGCAATTGCAAATATTTTACCTCGACTTGGGTTTTCGATCACAAGTATGAATTATGATTCTGCAAGAAAACGAAACACAGTTTATAAAAAGTACCAAACCAGCAGCACAGCAAATACTTACAATACTCAGTTTTCGGAAGTTCCATACACAGTAGGTTTTAGTCTTGCAGTGGCGACAAGAACAATGGATGACGCTTTGCAGATTCTTGAACAAATTACTGCATACTTTACACCAGAATTTACCGTCACAATTAATTTTACTGACATCAATGCAAAAGTTGATGTACCATTTGTCTTAAACTCTGTAACTCCAGAGATTGATTATCTCGGTGATACATCTGAGCAGCGTTCGATTATTTTTAATCTTGATTTTACTGCCTACACCTATGTGTTTGGACCAACTAAACAACAAACTTACATTACAGAATCAACTGTCGATGTGTTTACATCATTCTTTGATGAATTTGGTGGGGTCACTGGACCCACTGGTGCTGCGTTGAAGTCGATTGCGTCCATCACTGGACCGTCTGGAGCGAATACACTGCCGCCTTCTGCTATCGCAGGCGTAACAAGTTTCTTCGCTCCGGAAACCCTAAGCGTCACAGGAGCAACCCAAGATGTCTAAAAAAGAAGAAAATCCGCTTGAAAATGCTTTAAATATAGAGCCTATTGAAGTGCGTCCGGCAGAAGATCCGGAAACAGGAATGCGAAAAAAAGTTGAACTTGATCTTTCAAAGTTTCCTGAACGAAAAAAGATTGAACAGCGTAAAGACTTCGGTGAAGTCCGCGAAAATATCAAAGAAGTAATTGACTACAGCAAGAATGCAATTGACGGTATTCTCAAAGTAGCATCAGAGAGCGACAGCCCAAGAGCCTACGAAGTGGTCAGCCAACTTCTTAAGACGGCAACCGAAGCCAATAAAGACCTACTTGATATTCATAAACAAATGAAAACCTTAGAGGAAGACGAGCAAGTGAGGAATGTGACCAACAACGCATTCTTCGTGGGTTCTACAAAAGAACTCCAAGAACTTGTTCGACAACAACTTCCTGAAAAGAAAGTGAAAAAAGTAAAAAATAATGACAAAGAAACTGGATGATAAATCATACCTCGGCAACGCCAATATTAAAGCGGCTGGTGTAGAGTCAGAATATACAAAAGAACAAATTCAAGAATACGCCAAGTGTGTTTCTGATCCGATGTATTTTATTAAAAATTACATCAAGATTGTTTCACTTGACGAAGGTTTGGTACAGTTCAAACCTTACGACTTTCAAGAAAACATTTTAAATTCCGTTCACACGGATCGCTTTGTTATTTGCAAGATGCCCCGACAGTCCGGCAAATCCACGACAGTTATTTCGTATTTGCTTCACTACATTTTGTTTAATCCCGATAAAAATGTTGCAATCCTAGCCAACAAATTGTCAACCGCCCGAGAACTTCTTGGTCGTCTGAAGTTAGCCTATGAACATCTGCCAAAATGGCTTCAGCAAGGTGTCGTGGAGTGGAACAAAGGGTCTATTGTTTTAGAAAATGGATCAAAGATTCTTGCATCCTCTACATCATCCTCCGCTGTTCGGGGTGGTTCTTTTAACTTATTGTTTATGGATGAATTCGCATTCGTTCCCGAGAACGTGGCAGATGAGTTTTTCAACTCTGTATACCCCACGATCTCAGCGGGTCAAAGCACCAAGGTTCTGATCGTCAGCACTCCCAAAGGTTTGAATATGTTTTATAAACTTTGGAAGGATGCCGAGGACGGTCAAAATTCTTATACTCCGATTGAAGTTCACTGGTCGGACGTTCCCGGTCGTGACGATAAATGGAAAAAAGAGACGATTCGGAACACATCTCCCCAGCAGTTTCGGCAGGAGTTTGAATGTGACTTTCTTGGGTCTGTGAACACCCTCATAGCCCCTTCAAAGTTGAAATCGCTTCACTACACTCGTCCGAAGCAAGAGCGTGAGGACGGCTTGAAGGTCTACTATGAGCCAGAACCGGAACACTTATATTTTATGGGTGTCGATGTTTCACGCGGTCAAGATTTAGATTATCACGCGGTCACGATTATTGATGTTACTACTTCTCCATATAAAGTTGTAGCCCAATATAAAAATAATCAACTTTCACCATATCTGTTACCAAACTTAATTTACGCGATGGGCAAACGATACAATGATGCCTATATCCTAACCGAAGTAAATGATCTTGGACAAGAGATTGTTGATATTTTGCACAATGAGTTTGAGTATGAAAATTTACTTGTCACCTCTGTTCGTGGACGAAAGGGACAGGTGATGGACGGTGGCTTCGGTAGTTTTCAAACACAACAGGGTGTGCGAATGAGTCCTAAAGTAAAGAAAGTCGGCTGCACGATGCTTAAGGAAATGATTGAGCAAGATCGGATAATTATTGAAGATTTTGAGATTATTCAAGAACTATCATCTTTTATATCAAAGAAAGGATCTTATGAAGCAGAAGTCGGTCATAATGATGATTTGGTGATTACGCTCGTGCTTTTTGCTTGGGCGGCAACGCAAAATTACTTCAAAGATATGACAGACATAAATATTCGTGAACAACTCTATAAAGATCAAATAGAGAAGATGGAAGAGGATTTGATGCCGTTTGGTTTTATGGATACAGAACCAGACAGCACGTTTATTGAAAATGACGGAACCGTGTGGGATATTTCAGATGATGATAGGTTCTCTTTGTAATCAGCATTTCGCTAAATAATAAGACCAAAAGGAGAATCGTTTATGGCATTTCAAGTCAGCCCCGGTGTTGAAGTCAAAGAAGTTGACCTCACAAATATTGTTCCTGCCGTTTCTACAACAAACGCAGGTTTCGCTGGTTTCTTTGATTGGGGACCAATTGATCAAACTGTTGTCGTTACATCAGTCGATGACCTGAGAGAAAAATTCGGTGGTCCAACCACCGCTAACAAAGACTATTGGTTCACCGCAGCAAACTACCTGACCTATGCCTCGTCTTTGAATCTTGTACGAGTTGTCAGTGGCGGTCTTAACGCTGCCGATGTACAAGGTACTTTGATCAAAAATATCAGTGACTATAATAGTAAAACCACAACAACAGCAGGTGATTGGAATAGTAGTCACTTTCTTGCTAAATTTGCTGGTGGTGATGCGGCATCTGCAACAGCAGTAGGAAGCGAACTGGGCAACTCGTTGCTTGTTTCGGCTTCAAATAGAAGCAGCATTACTTTTGGAATGACTGCCGGTCTTGCTTCTGGAGCAACAACATTCCAAATTACACACAACACCGATTTTACAATTACGGGTGGAACTGAATATTCTGACGTTGTAAAAATTGGTGGAGTAAGATATCCAATTACTTCTGCTACTGCGGTTGCGGGTGGATCAACCATTGATATTGCTTCACCCGGTATTCTCTCACAGTCAACCAGCATTACCTCTGGTAGTGTTGATTGGTTCTTTAGTCCCAACGTCAGCACGATCACGCCTGCTCAATCTACATTCGTAGAAGAAAGTGGCACTAATGTCACTGGAGTAAACGACCTGATTTCTGTGGTTGTGGTTGATGAAGATGGATACTGGTCTGGCACTCGCGGAACAATTCTTGAAACTTTCGATGATGTCTCAGTTGCAACAAATGCAAAACGTGACGATGGTTCATCACAATACGTTAAGAATGTGATTCGTGATACTTCAGAATATATTTACACAGGATATCAATTCCAATCAGCCGACCTTATTGCCAATGCCCTTCCAGATAGAGCATTCTCTTCTGGTGTGACATTCGGTCTGTTGAAAGCAAATCAATATCTTTCCCTTAAGGGTGGTACAGGTTCGGTTCCAGCAGGTCTTGATTTCTTCACTGACGGATATGATAAATTTGAAGATTCAGAAACTTCTGATATTTCTCTGATTCTTGGTGGACCAGCCGAGGGCGACAAGGCAAAAGAACTTGTTACTCTTGCAAATAATAGAAAAGATTGTATTGCATTCCTTTCTCCACCAAAAGATACAGTTCTTAGTTCAACCGATACACCCAAGAAAAATTACATCGCAACTGCAAATATTGTGGCGTATAGAAATGGCACTGATGCACTTTCTCAAGGTGGTGATTTGACGGACACAGCAACAAATAACTTAAATGTGTCATCTTCGTTTGCCTTCTTGGATTCTGGATACAAGTATCAGTACGATAGATTCAACGATATTTTCCGATACGTTCCATTGAACGGTGATATCGCTGGTGTTGCTGCAAGAGCAGACGTTACAAGTGAAACTTGGTTCTCGCCTGCTGGCTTCAACCGAGGGCAACTTAATAACGTTGTTTCACTTGCTTTCAATCCTGATAAAACTTCACGCGATACACTTTATCAAAATGGTATCAACCCAGTGGTTTCTTTCCCCGGACAAGGCACTGTTCTCTTTGGAGACAAGACTTTGCTCAAGAAACCAAGTGCATTCGATAGAATTAATGTTCGTAGATTGTTCATTGTTCTTGAAAAAGCCATCTCGACTGCTGCCAAGTTTAGTCTGTTTGAATTGAATGACAGATTTACACGCGCACAGTTCAAGAACTTAATTGAACCATTCCTTCTCGATGTCCAGTCCCGTCGTGGAATTACGGACTTCCGAGTTGTATGTGATGAAACAAATAACACGCCAGAGGTAATCGACAGAAACGCTTTTGTCGCAGACATCTTTGTGCAACCAACAAGATCCATCAACTTTATCACCCTTAACTTTGTAGCCACCAGAACTGGTGTTGACTTTGAAGAGTTGACCAACTTGGGTGGCGGCAGATAAATACAAGTAAGGAGAATCTCTAATGAGAATTGACGACTTTAAAGATAAAATTGGTGGCGGCGTAAGACCTTCGCTATTCCGCGTTGGTGGTCGAATTGGTGCGAGTGGCACTGATGTAGCAACTTCGTTTTTGGTTACAGCAGCAGCACTTCCTGCATCAAACATTGGTGAGGTGACTGCACCTTATCGTGGAAGAAATATTAAACTTCCAACATCTCGTACCTTTGAAGATTGGACTATTACCATTCTTTCTGATAAGGATATGAGACTTCGTAGCAAAATGGAGCAATGGCTTGAAGACCTGAATGGTGCAGAGAGCAATACCCCAGATCGTGAAATTGCACTTAATAATGCAACTGATTTCCCAGACTGGTCTGTTGATCAGTTAGATCGATCTGGTGATCCAATTAAATCTTACACGTTTAAATACTGCTTCCCCAAAAGTATCTCAGAAATTTCTGTGGATGCTGCGAATGAGGATCTTGCCTCATTCACCGTAACACTTGGTTACTCTTACTTTATTACTTCAGATGTGAATGTGGGCTACGGCTCACCCGGAAATAGAACTTCCGCTTTATAAGGATGAATTATGCCTGTTGAACTTTTTGGTCTTTCAGTAGGTAGAACTAAAAGAGAGGCGGCTTCTCGAAATACACCAATTGAGAAGAATGCTGCCTCTTTTGTTCTGCCTGATATAGATGATGCAACTCCGGTTGAAGCCGGTGGTTACTACGGTGTGGGTATTGACCTTGATGGTTCACTTCGCGGTGAAACACAATACATTACAAAATATCGTGAAATGGCGATGCAACCGGAGATTGAACAAGCGGTTGAGGATATTTGTAATGAATCGGTTATTACAGGGGAACAAAGATTTCCTGTTGCTCTGAATCTTGATAATTTAAAAGTTTCAGATGATGTCAAAGAAAAAATGAATTCTGAATTCAATCATATTCTTCGACTCCTTGATTTTAATAATAAAGGTTATGAAATTTTCCGAAGATGGTACATCGATGGAAAAGGTTATTACCATATGATCTTTGATCCCTCAAATAGTAAGAGGGGTATCATTGAGATGCGTCCTATTGATGCAGCAAAAATTAAAAAGATTGCTAAGGTTGATAAAGAGACGGATAAAAAAACTGGTGTGAAGAAAATTAAAAGTGTCAGAGAGGTTTTCATTTATCGTGAAAAACCTACAGATTCTTCTGCAATTGAAATCGCACCCGAAGCAATTTGTTATTACCCATCTGGTCTTTATGATTCTACACGAGAGCGAGCAATTTCATATTTGCAAAAGGCAATTAAGCCTCTAAACCAACTTCGGATGGTTGAAGATGCAACTGTAATCTATCGTCTTTCTCGTGCCCCCGAGCGAAGAATCTTTTATGTTGATGTTGGTTCGCTTCCCAAAAACAAAGCAGAGCAATATGTCAAAGGTTTGATGAATCGATATCGTAATAAACTTGTTTACGATGCCAACACTGGTGAGATTCGTGATGACCGCAAATTTATGAATATGCTTGAGGACTACTGGTTCCCTCGTCGTGAAGGCGGTAAAGGCACAGAAGTATCCACGCTAGACGGTGGACAGAACTTAGGTGAAATGGAAGACGTTCTATATTTTGAAAAGAAACTTTACAAATCTCTTAACATTCCAATGTCTCGCCTTGAAGCCGATAGTGGATTCAATATGGGTAGAGCATCAGAAATTACAAGAGACGAATTGAATTTTCATAAATTTATTGATCGCTTGCGATACAAATTCAATATGCTGTTTATGAATGCTCTTCGTGTTCA